CTATAGCCAAGACTACTAACGTCACAGGGTTTAACGATATCACGGCTGCGGCGGCAGCTACTGGGGTATGGCAAGACACCACGGCTGGAGATTTCACCGTGGCAAGTTCCATTGGTAAATCTCTCTACACGACTGGCAATGCTCCTGGTGCTGCCAGTGGCCTGGCTTTGGTGGGGTCTAATGTTGGAACGGCCACTAGTGTTTCCGGATCGGTTGGGTCAGTAACTGGGGCTGTCGGAAGCGTTACGGCGGCTGTTACAGTCGGAACGAATAACGACAAGACCGGGTATTCAACTACGGACTGGACCACTCAGCTTACCGAGTCCTACCGAGCAAATGGGGCCGCGCCTACCCCGGCTCAAGCGGTTCATGAAATCTTGGGGCACTTAGGAGAGCAGGCGATCTCCGGAACAACCAAAACTATGAAGAAACTCGACCACTCGACTACTGCTGAGACATTCACCCTAGATAACGCAGTCACCCCCTCCAGCATCACCAGGGCCACTTGAGCGCATCTACAGTCATCACGCTTGGGTTTGGGTCTTTCGGTGGAAGTCAGTTCCTCCCAACCCTTGGGTACAGCACTTCTGGTCTACCGCCTCCGATACCCGTCTCTACGCCTCCTATTGTTGGTGGGTCTGGAAAAGAAAGACGGAACGAAATCATAGAAATAGAAGGAAAGCGGTTTGTCGTACCCAAGACACAAGTAGCCGAGTTCCTAGCGAAGTATGGCCCTCAACCCGCTCCTGTTGTTGATATCCCAACACCTCCGAGCATCACTCCAAGCCTACAGACTGTCAGTTTCACGACACCAAAAGGGAAGACAGTGACGGTAGATCGACAGGTCGTTACGGATGACATAGGGGTAATTTTGGTCATGTGTGCTCTAGCTGATGAGGACTTTTACGAGTGAAAACAGAGTTAGACCCCAACGATCCAGTGGTAAGGACAGCGGTGATAGGAAAGGTGGTAGAAGACTTCATCGGTGGTGACGTAGGTAGGCTACTGGCGAAACATGCACAGGATTGTGTTGACAAATCGACGGAAGAGTTGAAGACTATCAGTCCATTACGGGTTTTCAAGGTGATGAAGCTTCAACACCACATCGAGATGTGGGAAGGATTCCAGCAGTGCTTGGCGAACGCGATCATGGACGGACAGAACGCTACGAAAATTCTTGAAGGAGACGAGTAATGGCTGACGTTAAGGGCGAAGGCGATCCAGCACAAAGGCCGAACAAGCCTCTGGGGTCTCTGAGCCGTGAGGATTTGTTTAACAAGTCAGATGAAGACCACGAAAACAGCGAGGACTTCGTAGATGTCAAAGATGAGGATCACGACAAGCTTACTGAAGTCGTTGAAGAAACTGAGCAGGTTGAGGATAAGCCTAAAGATTTACCGGAAAAGAAGTTCAAGGTTAAGGTCAACGGTCAAGACCGAGAATTCACCGAAGCCGAGCTAATCGAACGGGCTTCAAAAACTGAAGCAGCAGACCAAAGATTTCAAGAGGCCGCGAAGCTTAAACGCGAGGCCGAAGAATTACGGCAGGTATCTAAAGACCCTGCCAAGCCTGAGATCGAGGAAGACGATCTGGCGCTTGCCCGCGCCTTACAAATGGGCTCTGAAGAAGAAGCAGCCAAGGTCATCAAGAAAATGCGCGAACGTCCAACCCTCACTGAGGGCGACGTAGTACGCAAGATTGATGAGCGGCTAACTTTTCAATCTTCTGTTGAGCGTTTCAAAACTGAGTATCCAGAGCTTTTCGCAGACCCGTACCTTTCTAAACTCGTAGCCTTGAGGGATGAGGAGATGGTCAAACAGGGAGATGCAAGGCCCTACTATGACCGTTACAAATCCATCGGTGAGGAGATGAGAGCTTGGGCGAGCAAGATGAAGCCTGCGAGTCAGAAAGAGGAACGCAAGGCGTCCATCACCACTTTGAAAGTAGCCTCCGGACGTAAAGCGGAGCCAGAGGGTGAGGATGAAGAACAATCCGCTTCGGATATTGTGAACTCTATGGCGAAGGCCAGGGGACAGCAGTATGCGAAGTAACAGAAGGAATTATCATGGCCGGACAAGTCTGGGCCGTGAACAGTTTGGGCGGGTTTATGTACTCGCGCCAACTGTCCAACGTGCTCCGTATGGCGGTTCAGCCCCTAGTGAAGTTCCGACAGTTCTGCGACGTTCGGGATGCTTCACAGCAGGGGCGTAAGAAAGGGGATGTCTTTACATGGGATGTCTTCTCTGATGTAGCTAATGCCGGTGGGGTGTTGGTTGAAACCAATACCATGCCGGAGTCCAATTTCACTATCGTCCAAGGTACTCTGACGATTACTGAGCTTGGAAACTCGGTTCCCTACTCGGGAAAACTGGACAATCTGTCCAAGTTCCCGGTTATTGAACTGGTGCAGAAAGTCCTGAAGAACGATGCAGTGAAGGCGTTCGACAGGCAGGCTTGGAATCAATTCAACCAGACCCTTCTGCGGGTGGTCTCCACTGCCGGGACTCAGACTACTACGGTAGCTCTGTTCACCAATGGCACTGCGACCGCAACGAACAACTCGGCATATCGTAACTACCATGCCAAGCTGATTGTTGACCTCATGAAGGAACGAAACATCCCTGCTTATCTGGGGGATGACTACTATGCTCTGGCGTGGCCTTCGACTCTACGTTCGTTGAAGAACGACCTTGAGACCATTCACCAATACAGTGAAACAGGTTTCAAACTCATCATGAACGGTGAGATCGGAAGGTACGAGAATGTCCGGTATGTCGAGCAGACGAACATCGCCAAGGGTACGGGTACGGATGGAATTACCACGACCGCATGGACGAATGCTCTGTCAGACTGGATATTCATCTTCGGTAACGACACCGTAGCAGAGGCTATTGCGGTGCCAGAGGAGATGCGAGGAAAGATACCTACGGATTATGGTAGGTCAAAGGGTGTCGCTTGGTACTATCTGGGCGGCTTTGGGATTGTTCACGCTTCCTCTTCCGTTGCGGGCAATGCTCGTATCGTGAAGTGGGATTCAGCGGCTTAATAGGAGATCATCATGGCTACTGTATCAATGGCGTATGACCACCCCACTTATACCGCTCGGGAAAACATTGCTATGGGTGAAGGTGGCGGAAGTCTGGTGACTTTTGCCAAGTTCGTCGCTTCGTCTGCGTGTCAGGCTTATGCGGCGGCTTACACAGTCTCTACGGCTGGGACGAACACAGGGGCATTACAAGCTTCCCTGTCGTTCATCAAGGTCTCGGGGACCACCACTACCACTATGGCGACTACGACTCTCGGTACTAACGCGGCTTGGGTTACTTCAACCACTGTGACTTTGAATACTGCCGCAACTGGCGGGATTTCTCTGTTGGCGGGGGATTTGATCCAAACCCAGCAAGGTACTGACTCGACCATGAGGGGTGTTGTGGCGTATCAAATCGCCTTCCAGCCCTTGGCGTCGGTAACTGCGTGAGGTCATCATGAAACGAGACGGAAGCATCAAAGGGATGCAATCCATGCAAAGCGAGACCCTGGATAAGCCGGGGTTCGAGTCTGATGCTGGACACATCACCAAGAAGGGAACCCCTGTGACTTACGGGGGGAACATCGGGTACATTTTTAACAAACTGCCGCCAGGAATGGACATCACCAATCAGGACACCACAGACCAACGTGCGATGGCTCTGAAGAAGGTCACGATGATTTCCTATCCGGGTGACGGGGCTTTCCCCGTTAAAGACGTACCAGAGTGACGATACGGGGGCCTAAAAACCCCCGTTTTTAGGAGAAAAACATGAAAGGACTTCTTTCCGAGAAGTTCCAGGTAACTGCTGAGCGTCCTGCGAAAGCTTCCAATTCGTGGACGAGTTTTGAATCAGCCCGTAGAGCTTCCAGACCACCGGAGACTGAGTATTACGCTTCTACAAATGGTGGGCCAAGCATCAGGGACTCGAAACTGAACTACCTCCCCCCAGGGATGGATATTACCAACCAAGTCCTCACTGAACAGCCTTCGATGCCGCTTTCAATGGCCGGAGAGACTGACGAGAGTAACGCGGTTAATACTGCAAACGTCAGAAAAGGTTGGATCAAGCGCGACTTCT